CGCCGATACAATACTGTGAGTCTTGGTGAGATTACACTGTAATCCAAACCATTCCACATATTTCGGCTTACGAACTCAACAAAAGAACCATCTTCTGTTAAGTGTTTCGTTTTACCGACATTTATTGGAACTCCGATATCTTCAAATTCTTGTCTTAACAAGTATTGAGGATCTTCGATTACCATATCATCACCTACTTCTAAGAAGAAGTGATTATGGTCACATCCATAGTGTTTCTCTAAGAGAAATTCTATGAATAGCAGATTGGTAAGTTGCGCAATTGCGAAACTTCCTTTAGTACCCATCCCTTGTCCTTTCCCATATTTAATATATCTATGTGAAGAGCCAAGTTTCCATAAACAATCAACGGCTAAATGTTTCCATGCCATTGCTATATTGTTTCCGAATAACTTACGAATTACAATAAGTTGTAATGAAGTAGGTAGGTAATCAGTCCATTTCTCAGCATCTAATGATACTAGATTTGACTGTGTACTCTGCGGCAAGGATTGGATTAATTCCCAACCTTGTGTGTGTCCAAAAAATGCACAATTATCTTTATAAAGATATTCTGTGGCACGTATTACCGATTCTTCAATCGGTTTCAAAGCAGCTTGAGTCCATATATCGCATATTGCGATAACACGACTCTTGTTTCCTTTATCAGGAATAGATGTAAGTTTCCTTAAGACAATGTCTTTAGGTTTTAACTTATCCTTGTCTGGTTTTGTATCATATTGTTCCTTACGGAATAAAATATAATCAACAAAGCTACGATTACCGGGTGACGAAGACATCATTTCGATGTCCTTTATCATACCGGAATTTACAAGTCCAAAGGCTTCCTCATCTGCAGATTGCAGTTTTGGAACCCCATTTGGGCCATTAGACGGACCAAAGAATGGATCCGGATCTAATGGGATTAGATTCTCAAGTTGAGATTCTGTAAAAGTATTCATGCGTTGAATTACGAATTTTTCGTAATCAATCATGAGCTGAGGCTTCAAAGCGAACTTCTGTGTCAGATGTTCGACATTTAGTTCTCTGTTACCTTCGCACACTTTGTTTATACTAAACATAGTATTGAAGAATTGTCGCAACATTGCGGTATCCTTCATGTGCTCGGGATCTTTTACTAGTTCTTTGAACTTGTGAAAGATTGGTCGCATATAATTAAATCTATGTGGCCATCGATCTTTAGTACCGATTTTAGTCCATACCAATGGTTTGGGCTTTCGGTTCTCTAAAAGAGCAGTACAATACTGGGTTAATTCTTTCCAGTGTTTTGTACCGTGTGAAACTCCCCTATGGATTATCAATCCATCATGGGCTTCAACAGTTCTTTTTAGAGTGTCTTCAATGACATCAGCTGTAATAATATGGCCGATTTGTCGTTCGAAGATCT